CTACTTCACAAGTAAGTTTATTATTTAAACACCATTTCTCTTGTGAAAAATTAAACTTTTCATAATCTGAACTTAATGCTGATAATCTCAACGGAAGATAAGTCGCTCCTATAAGATAATTATTTTTTGTTTGAAATAATTTTATATCTGGCATATCTGCAAAATAAATCATAACATTTACTATTCCGTTTGTATCAATTATTACAGCTTCTAACATTCCATTAATAGCATCTGTGGTATAACTTGCATAACCTAAATTATCTGTGCCTAATGTTACACTAATTTCTTTTATGTTATCATTAACTTCTCTATTTTCATCAAGAGATTTAGTTCCGTAATCATCTATATTAACTCTGGTTACTGGAACATTTTGTTCATCGTCTGCCTTTTTTAAGAACTTACCTACTGCTAAATCTTGTAACGCTTTACCTCTATCAGGTAAATTCTTTAAATCGTTTACTGTTAATATTTCTTCTACCATTATTTTTTTCCTATATCTATTGTAACAAGTCTCGGACGTTGCCTTACACTTTGAGCTTTTGCTCCTCTATCTGTAAACTCACCAATTCTTGCTCCTGCTAATTTTGCATTTAAATCCATTTGATTAATATCCACAATTCCTGCTGTTTGTACCTCTGTTGGTCCACGTGTTCCACTTCCTGAAAAGTCTTCCCAGTTACCAACCACTTTTGTATCCTCTTGAGCAATTGAATTATCTATCTCAGAATAGTCCTCATAATTAACAACCATTTCATTATTACCTCTGCTCATAAAAATAACTTTTCCTGTGCCAGGCAGTCTCACCATTACCATTATTGCTCTAACTCCTTTCTCATTTCTTCTCTACGCTTATTTATAATTTTCATAGTATGTGCTCCACATAATTTCATTCCACATGCTACAACAATTGCTTTTTCATTGCAATCTTTTACATCACATTTTGGCCATTCTTCAGTCATTTTTTGGTTCCTTCTTTATTCTCAAAATAAAAATCTAATTTTACTAATACTTCAGTTTCATCATTCTCATTCTTAATTAATTCTTTTAATTTATCACTATCATCTTTTGATATCTTTTTAAATTTTATTACATCATCTAAAAATGTCATTTTATCACCGTTATTGCTTTTGGATTAAATATTACGTAATGTTTAAACGAACCTGTTTTCATATTTACATTATAAAAAAATCCATCAGGAGATTCTCCTTTAATTTTTTCCCAATTGGATTTATAAGATAATATTTTAATTTTATCTTCTCTTGATACTTCTTTCATATTCTTAACATTAACTTTAGTTTTAAGTAATTCTCCTTTTTCCGGTCTTACATCTAAATAAAAACTAGCTTCTTCTTTATCATCAGATAAATAAATTCCTCTGCCTTCATATCCTTCTTTAAATCCATTATCTTTAATACTCTGTGCATTTTTCGCCGATGTTCCATGATAAATAGTTTCATTAACTGTACTATCTTTTGCCCATTTATCTGCTTCTTCTTGACTCATAGTAGGTTTCCAACTTTTATCTCTATCTCCATAAAATTTTGCATCTTCTCCTGAATGCGCATTTCCTTGGTCATCTATATAAATATGTCTATCATTATAAGTAGTAACCCATCCTTCTTTTGTTTTAAATTTATTTTCCATATGTGAAACGCTATCCGTAAATTTCTGTAACGTTTCATAAGGTATATCTAAAACCTCAGATAATTTTAATTCTATTTCTTGAGGAGATAACTTTAACTTTTTTCCTTCTTCTAATATATTTCTAATCTTAGCAAAATGCTCTTGTTGTGTTTCAACTGATTCTACATGACATGCACAATTAGGATGTAATGGAGGAGAGTTATCTAAATTAGCTACTTCAAATATTTGTCCGTCAAGAGCTAAACATTCAGGACACGTTCTTTCAGTTTCTGCTACCACCCATTTACAAGTTTCAATTCCTTGTGTTTTCATTTTAATCATAGCTCCTTCTGCTGTTAATCTTACAATTTCAGTTCTCGCAATCATATCACTTCTAACATTTTTATCTAATAGTATAATATTATTACCATCTTCATCTTTAACTAATTTTCTAGATGTATGCTCATATAAATTACCTATATCAACATTACTTTTTATCTTTTCCGATATACCTTTTATTCCGTTATTATCTTTAAATCCCTCAATAAAAACTTCACGTAATTTTTCAATTTGAGCAGTACTTAAATAACCAGCTTTCAATTCTGTTTTACCACTTGCTCTTAAATCATCAAAATTATCTTCTTTAATATGCTGTATAATAGCGTCTTTGTATCCTGCATAATCAGTTTTAACCCATTCTTTTATAGTTACATCAGTTTGTAAAGTTTCATCTGTTTTATCTGTGATATAGTGAGATATATTTTTATAGATACCTTTTGAATTATCATTAACTGCTTTTAATAACATACTTAAAGGATAATCATTAATTTTTTCTTTTATTTCGATTATACTTGTTTCCAATCTATCTTTTTCTGTTTTATCTCCTGAAAGTTTATCTTGCTCAGAATTATCTGATGTTAATTTATCTTTTTCAGGTTGTTCAGATTTGTTTAAATCGTTCGTTGAACCATCCGGATTAATTGTACTTACAGGATTATTTATTCTTTCATTTTCTTCATCAACAACTTCAAAATCAATATCTAATAAATATGATATTCTTCTTTCTATTTCTTTCTTTAATCCTGGAGATACATTGGCTCCAACTAAATCCTTAAGAGCTATAATCCTTCTATTCCTTTCACTATCTGTCATTGTATCGAAACATATTTTATATTCAATATCTTTCTTTCCAAATCTTTCGGCTAAAATATCGAATATTTGTGTTCTTAAAGCAATTTCTAGTTCTTCTTGTAGAGCTTGACAAGTTTTTAAGAACGACTCTTTTTGTTCTCCAGCTAACCCCTCAGCTATATTACCAGCACCTAAAATCGTCTCTGGAACTTGATAACTATAAGATAGTAACTTATAATCGTTATCTAATATACTTTGAAACTTCTCACCTAAAGGACCAAAGTTCAAAACGTTCATTTCTATATTAGGACCAGTTACCCATTCAGTAGATTCGTTCATAAAAGTAAGATTTTTACCAAATCCTTCAATATCATTTTGAGTTGGCCAATCATTCTTTTCTACGTTACCCATTTTTACATGAATAGGATTATTAGCTTTTCTCTTTATTAACTTGTGCATTGAATCTTGAACTAATAAAAAGTTATTTGTGGTTGGTAAAGTAGAATAAATAATTCCATAACCATAAAGATTACTGCCTATTTTATTAATAGTAATATGTAACATTTCAGCTGGGTCAAATTCTATTAAGTCTTCTTTCTTAGCTCTTGCTATATCTTCACCTATAAATTGAACAAATTTTAGAATGGTTCCATACTTATCTTTTTGAATATACATTGTATTAGAATTAACGGTTTTAGTAGAATGCATTAAACCAGGATTTAAGAATCCTGCAATCTCCATAAAGCCTGAACCTTTTGATAATCCTTCTTTAAACGTTCCTTTAAGATTAGGTTTAAATACAGAATCTCTCATCCATTTTTCCATATCTTTAACTAAATCCTCGTCTTCACTCTCTATATAAATACCTTTACCAATAACATTATCACAATATTTTTGGACGACTGCATTAGCCAAACCGAACTTTTTTAGTAAATCTTCTATTAATTTATAGTCAAAAGGATGTGGCTCTATGGTTATACCTGAAGAATTATCAGTTAAATTTTTTGAAAGAATCTTATTTAATAAATCTTTTTCGCCAGAAACATCAATAGATTTAAATTGTTCTTCAATAATATGATTATTAGAAATAGGACAAAATATATTATACTTGCCGTTTACAGAATCGTTTATTGAAATATTACTTTTTACGACTTCTAGTTTTTTTGTCATTATTACAGAGGTCTTGCGTAAAAATAGTAATCATAAATCAATTAAATTAAAGTTATTAATAAATATATTATAATATATTATATAGCATTAATTACTTGTTTGTATGAGAATACATACCTAAAACATAGTCTCTTTTAACGTGTTTTCCTGTTTTAAAAAACCAACATGCTAATGCCAATGCTGCTACCACATCATCATGCGTATTATCCATATGAGAAATCTGTGGTAATGCTGAACTTTCTCCCCATTCTCTTTGTATAGATAGGAACTGAAAGAATAGTTTTTTACATCTTTCATCATTATTTGTTTCGTAATTAGGAAATTTTAATCTTCCTTGTTGCATTAATAATTGAAGATTACCAAACAACTCTGGTTTAGATTTTCTGGTAAACAAGAATCCCTCAACTTTTTCCCTTCCTAATCTTTCGTTTAAAGTATCTTTTAATCCTGAACCTAATCCTGTTTCGTCTATAATTATACGTTGAAAATTAAATAGAGAATGTAAATATAAAATCTTTCCTACTAACTGCATTAAATCTTGAATATTAGATGTCTCGATAAATGCTACATATAGTTCAGCTGTTTCAGGATTAGCAAATGGTGGACACTCTAAAACAACTATTGCTGTTTCGTCTTTGCCTCTTCTATTTGGGTCTACGCCACATATATATGAAGACTTGTAATTAATTTTTCGCTCTAGAATTATTGGTTCAGTCATAAGCGGGATAGAATCTTGGAGTAAAATTAGTTATACTTGGTACTTTTCCACGCTTACCAATATCAAATTCTAAAATCCAAAAACCTTTATGAGCTGGAATATTTTTTCCTCTCATATAATTAGTTTGACCACAGAATGTTCCAGATTCTAAACAATGAACATTTCTATTAAAAATATAGAGCGCCTTGTGGTAATGTCCCTCACATAATATTGATGGTTTTTTAGAACCTTCTAAAGCAGCAACACGGCGTTGTATTTTATAAGAATCAGCATAAGCAGTTCCGTCCCCAGCGTGAAATAATTTCATAAATATTCCAGGTGAAAATTGTATATCGGCTTCATCTTCTCCTAAATATATAAAATTAGGAAGATGTGATTGTAATTCTTCACCCACACTAACCCCTGCATTATTTTTATCTTTAAACCAACGGTCGTGATTTCCTTGAATTGCATAAATTTTAAAATCTTTCATATACGTTCTAATTAATTTTTCGGCATACTTCATTTGTTCAGAAAAACCGATTTGTGATAATTCATAAATATGACCTGGACGTCCCGACATTCCTTCCAGTATATCTCCTGTATGATATATATTTTTTATTCCCTCTTTTCTAAAAATTTCAGATGCAAATTTAAATAAACCCTCGTCAAAATGAGATTCACCTATATGAGTATCTCCCATAATACCAATTTTAATATGACCATTAACTCTATGGTCATATGTTTTTAAAGAAATCTTAGTTCGTTTAGGTTGATTAAGAACTATTTGTAATTCATGTGGAGTTAAATTAGACTTCTTTGCGACTTCTAATAATCTTAAATCTTCTTCATTTATTTTATCATCTAAACTCATATTTTCCTCACATGAAACACACAAAAATTTATCGTTAATTTTATGTCTGGTTCTATTTCCACAAACAACACATTTTCCTCTTTGTTCTCTCATTTTATTAATCTTTTTTAGTATTTAAATATTTATTTTATAATTATATTATTTAGTTTTATAACACACTCACTAATTTATAGTCTAATAAACAAGATTCAACTAAAGATACAGGAAACATACTTGTAAGTTCCTCGATGAACGCAGCCTCGTATTCGCTTTTAAATTGTACATCAACACAGTTAGCACGTTGTTCATCAATGTAATCTTGCGTATATTGTCCTTCCTCAACACAATCTTTCCAGGTAACTCTTGTTACTGAATATTGAGTATCAGGACTAAAACAACTCATATAAAAATGATTTCTTTGAAAAGGAGTTCCAATCTTTATTACTTGTCCTTCATTGCCTTTAGAAGCAATCATTGGAATTAGTACTCTGTTTACTATTTCGTCTTTCATACGTCCTGCTTCTTCTACAATAACTATATCTGCTGTAAATCCTAAAATAGTCTTACCTTCAGGACCACTTGGCAATGCTTTTACTCTTGAACCGTTTTTTAGTACCATTTCTGTTTCTGATGATTTTTTAATTAGTGTTCTTAATATTTCGTTATCTTCAAATAAACACCTTATCTTTGAATATAATTCTGATGATTGTGTTTGCGATGGAGCGGATATTATAATTGTTGTTGGACTTATTATCATTCTAAATCCACAATATATGGATATAATTGTCGATTTGCCTGACTGCCTGCTCCATAATCCTGCTATTCTTTGTTGTAATAAACAATCTCGTAAAAACTTTTCTTGATACTTTCTCGGTTTAAAGTGGAAAAAAAAATCCACGAATTCAAACATCATTTCAGGTTCTTTTCTAAACGCTGATAACGATATGTTACTTTCCATTATTTTCTTCTTCGTCTTTATACGATTTGTCTATTGTAACTAATATTTCCTTTTCTATTTCATCTTTCGATGATTCCTTTATTGACTGCCTAACTTCAAACCACTTCTTTAATTGTTCATCAAAAACATTAACGTTTAAGTTTCTGTTAGTTTGAGCAGCTGGCCACCAAGCCTTTTTTACTTCTATTAGTTGTTTTAAAGTAGCTTGAGCCATTCCAAAATCTTTGTATTTGCGAGTATTATTTATTAAAAAATCAACAAGTTCTGCAGAGTATTGTTTTATTAAATCCTCTTGTAAAACCTTGATTATAAATCCATCACTATTTGTAATCACAACAGAACCAGATGTAGAATTAATTAAATTATATTGTTTTAAAAATTCATCTACATTGGTTTTAGTTTCTGTTGCCATTTAAAATTATTTGCTTACTTTCTTGTAAGTTTTATTCACGTATTCTTCGACCTTCTCAAAATCTTTATTAGGTACACAAATGCTCATACCATTTCCTCTTTTTTTAC